ATTGAGGATATATTCAGAATTGGATTTGTTATGCTTCTCCTCCTGATAGATTCCTGCTCCCTTCAGGATATCAAGAAAGTCCCTCATCACAGAAGAGCGAACCGCAGGAAATGTCTTTCTAGCTATTGTTATTGTCTTGCCCTCATGATTAGTGCAATAATAGAAAATGAGCCAAAGGAGAATATTGTATGTCTTTCCTGACCTTGTCCCTCCCTGCTCAACTATGATCTTCTTATCTGATCTCTTTAGATGTCCATAGACCTTGTTAACTTGGATCTTGCTCATCCACTTCTTCTATCTGGAAGGTCTTGAGTCCCTCATGAGATATCTCCTGTCTCTCCACATATCCTCTCTTCTTTCCTTTAGTCTTTAGATAGAATATTGTTGAGGTTGGATTACCTCCCTTTATCTGTTGATGTAATTGTGATTCTGCAAAATCAAGTGCTACATTGGATATATCATCTACCGCTCTCTTATACTCAGGATCATTATCTAACCATAAGTAATGAGTAGTTCTTCCTATTCCTACGCTCTTACAGGCAGATGTTACTACTCCTAGAGATTTCTCTAAGGCTTCTATCATTGCCTTTTTATGTTGTTCAGTTTTGTCCATCACAGATTCAATTTTATTGTGAACTCATTAGCTTTCCTCTTAGCTGAAGAGATCATGCTTGGGTATAGTTTAATTAGTCTTTTGATAGCATCTCTTTCCATCTCAATAGTTCTGTAATCCTTACATCCCCCATCTGTTGTCCAATGCTCATTCTCCCAATGCAAATATCGTACTGCTAATATTCCTCCCTTATCTCTTATATGCCTTAAGCATATCTCATAATCTTCCTTCACTTTGAAATCAGGATCAAATAGATATTCTCCATCATTAACTATTCCCATACATGATGCAGTAACATAAGACCTTGTTAAGAATGGTTTGTAAGGATAAGTTCCTCTAGGTGAGGATTCAGTTCTTGTTCCCCAAATCTTATAACCTAACTGCTCTGTTAAATCAAAGTATTTCAAAAACTCCTCAGCCCAAAATCCTTCATCCCTGATCTCAATCTTCTTAGTCTTTCTCTCCTCTAGTTTATTATATCCTACATTCTTCGCATCATCATCCAGAAACACAACCCATTGCTCATCTGTATTTTCTAGAATCCAATTCCTTGTAGCAGTTATTCCTCTCACTTCCTTAGGTACACATTCAATGTTTTTTACTATCCCCTTGTATTGGTGATATTCACTCTCTGGAATAAAGAATGTGCTTAGGTTAGGTAATATCTTATTTGTTGTGGTGAGTCCTGCTCTCCCTTTACTTGGTACTGCTATCAGCATTGATTCTTTCCTTTAGATCACTCCATTCCAAAACTCTCTCCAATGATACTGCATCAAATGCTGATCCCTTTTTATATCCTCCTCTTCTAACCATCTTTAGTTGTAGAGTTTCTTTGAGATCTTCCCAATCCACAGAATTAGGCTCTGCCATAATCAGGATGTATTCCTTTGGAGGTTCTACCTGAACACTTTGAGGTAATTCAATCTCCTCTCCATCTTCTAACTCATCTACCTCATCATCTAGATTAGGAATCTCTAAACCCCAATCCTCTAGATCCTGAAGATCCCATTCATTAGCTAGAAGATCCCAATCCCATTCACCAAATGAACTATTATCCTTAATGATAAATTCCTTCTGTTGTTCCTCTGTGAGATTATCTGCAAAGATGATAGGTACTTGGTCAATTCCTGCTTCCTCACAAGCCTTTAATCTCATGTTTCCTCCCAGAACAATCATATCCTTATTCACTACAATAGGTCTAAGTTCTAACATCTGAGGAAACTCCCTGATGCTCTTCACTAACTTCTCAAACTTATCTCCTTTGATGAATCTAGGATTATCAGGATTTGATCTTACCTGTCTGATATCTACTCTTTCCATAATTATAAAACCCTATTCTTTTATGTTGCGTTTTCTCTCCTCTCTGATTATTTTGTTAATCATCTGCTGATTCATCCTCCTCTGTGATCTGTTAGGAGTTACAGGAGCAGGAGGAAGATCCACAAAGTTAGCTAAGAAGTTCTGCTCATCTCTAGATAACTGCCCTCTCATATGCACCTGAATCAGGATATGCAATAGCATCTCTAGATTATTCCTATTCACTAAGGTTTGTTCACTCTTACTCATTGTTATTTTTTTGCTTAATTGCAAATTGCTCAGGCAAAGATTGATTAGAGGGGATTGCGTTGTATGATAATTGAACTCCCTCAAGAGCAACTCTAGCATTATCAATAATATTCTTAGCAATACTATTCATTGCTTTAGATCTATTAACTTCTATTTTAAGTTGTTCCTGATCTATATCTTCTTCACCCAATCTCTCAAGTTGTGCGAACAAATGATTATTCAAATCTGATAAAGTGTTTTTAGCCATTTTGTAATTTATTTAGTTGTTTATCTAGTTTATTGACCAAGACCATTGATGGAATAATCTCTTTAGGATAATTCATCTTTGAGTTTCGGTACATATTCTCTTCCTTACTGATGATCTCTAAATTCTCAATAATAACATTCATACTATTTTTATCTTTAAAAGCTACAATCATATCCTTTGGTATTGAGCCGTTATGCTTTTCCCATAATACTCTGTGATACAATTCCCAATTTCCCTTTTCTACTCTTATGTGTTTGTAGAATCTACCTGAACTATCTTTGCGTATTGAGATTTCGCCATTTACTTGTTTAGTATTATGAGGAATGTTTCCTTTCTTAAACCTAGTAGCTTTAGTTTTTTCAATAGCTTCTTTAGACATAAACTCTATTTGCTTTTTGCCCTTATTGAATGGAACACATCCTTTTTGCCTTCTGCTATCTTGTATTCTCTTTTCAATAACAGATCTAGGAATCTCCAAATCATGCTTTTTCAAAAATCTCATGATCCTTCCAAAAGAGCAATTAACCTCATCTGCTAAACGCTTGACTGGCTTATTAAGATATTCTCTCTTTATGTATTCCTCTTGTTTTTTTGTGAATGGTATGAATTTTCCTTTTGGCATCACATTCTTATTAGCCTCAATCTCCTTTGATACTTTCTTATCAATAGTGCTGAGTTGGTTATTTGTTTCTGGATATCTTCTGTCCAACCAAATCTTGATGCTTGAATACTTAGATTCACCTGATCAATCATCAGCATCTGAAGATACTTCTGGATCTCTCTGATATGTCTATACTTCCTAATCATTCTCAATTCCGTTTTCATCCCTATCTCTAAGGCATAGTTCTATAATACTCATAGGCTTGGTGCAACTCATTATAAAGTTATTGTAGGGTGAGCGTATACATACATTAGAGCCAGTACGCTTAGTGCTAAAATGCAGATTGCAAATACCATCAAGGCAAATAGAATCTTTGTGGCTTTCTCTTGCTCATTCATATCTCTGTGGTTTTAAAGGTTTAAAATAGAGTAAGGTGTGAGGACTTTCTTTATTCCAAACAATGGGTGGTTCTCCTCAAGCGTTTGCAACCGCTCTTTACATATCATACCAACAAGTTTTGCCTTACTCATCTCTCTTTGGTGTTAAAGGTTTTGTTGTACCAATGGGTGATAGCAAATTCATCTGCTGCCATTACATTTCTGCACTTGTACGCAAAGTCTACCATCCGCTGTTTCTCTTTCTCAAGTAAATCAGTATTTAGCATCCAAGCCTTAAAGTCTGCATCACTCATTAAATTGAAGTTCTCGTAAACTTCTTGCATTGGTGTTTTCATCTCTCTTTGGTTTTAAAGGTTTCTAACTTACTAATTACTTCAATCCATTGGCTACTCGGTACATCCATAGCTTCAGCAGTTTGTCCTTTATCTGCAAAATCTTTAGCAAGTTTAGCTAATTCTATTGCAGCCAAAACATTATCTTTCTTTGATAGCTTACCGCTATAGGGGTTAGTATCAGAAGAACGCATCATTAAGTTCACTAATTTTCTTGTTGTCATCTCTCTTTGGTGTTAAAGGTTATATGTCTCTGCATACAAATTGATGGATAAACCCATCATTATATGCTTAAACTCTTGTTAGTGGTGTAAATAAGCACCATTCATCTCTCTTTGGTTTTAAGGAACATCTTCCTGTTCTACACTAATTACTATATTCTCAAAATTCAGGCTCTGGAGTGCTTTCCTACATTCTCTAGCCTTCTCAATACTATCAA